TCGGCCCAGTACTGAAGTGGCTAGATCCATCAGCCTCAGAGTTCGGTCGCGGAAAGAAGTAGTTTAGAGAACGCTGCGAGGAAAGGCCCCTGTAGAAATACGGGGGCCTATTTTTTGTTGCCCAAAATTTGGTACTAAATTTGGTTAGGTTTATCTATAGGACAAGGAGCTTTGAGTAGGTTGCCACAGTTAGCACACTGAACATCAAGGGCATACCAGCAGATTTCATAGTCCTCGAATTGGACATAAGTATTAAAGACTGTACAACCACAGGTGCAGGCGTGAGTAGGTCCAACAGCTCTTAGGTCTGCTGCTATAATCGGCGGTAGTTTATATTTTCGCAGCCTTGGTAGACGGAACATTGCTCAGGACGGCTCCCTCCTGTGGTCGGTCGCCTCGGCGCTTTCAGCGCCGCCTCGGTTACCGTATCTGTAATTCGCCTTCGGCTCATATTGTAATAACCGATGGGAGTGTCGCTGGCGCGACACGCCGTAGAGAGGTATAAAGTTTTCTCTGTGACCACACTTATCGGTATTGAGCTAGAGGACCGCTGCATATTAGCGGCAGATAGTCAGATAACCGAGGATAATCTACGGACTATATCTACAACTACTCCGAAGATTATCTCCGTTGGCAAATACCTGCTGGGTATCACAGGCGATTCGCGCCCTGGCGATATCCTTTCGTACAACTGGACTCCGCCGAGTTACAAAGGTGCAGACCCGGTGCAATGGATGGGTAAGAAAGTTATGCCGTCAATAATCACGGCGTTCAAAGAGAATGGATACGATCCTTATGAAGCTACGAAAGACAAAGACGCAGGGTTCGACTACCTTGTTGCGTTTAATGGCAACCTATTCCACATTGCGGTTGACCTCTCGTTCATCCAGAACCGAGTGGGCATCTACGGTCTGGGGTCGGGTGGTGCTTTCGGTCTTGGTTATCTCAGTGGCCTCTCTAGTTCTGCTCTTAGTAGTAAACCTGAGCGACACGCCGAACGTGCCGTAGAGATATCGGCGGTGCTTGACGTCAATACTCACCCGCCAATACAGTTGGTTACTCAACGACGGGAGTACTGATGTATACAGATTTAGGAAAGTTCACGGTTCATATAAACCGATATTATATTCACAACTGGGCGCTTGGTATTGACTACTGGAGAATTTATAGTGTTGTCAATAGATTACACGAAGCGACTGTATTGCAGTTAAACTTTTTATTCTTCAACATTACATTGACGAAGTGGTGCTAAATGGATATCAAAGATAAGTTAATCAAGGCTTTGCACGAAAAAGAGAATAAGAGATCGCGTTCTACGCAGGTCCAGATTGGACCATCAGAATTGGGTGGATGCCGCCGTAAGGTTTGGTATCGACTCAACAACCAGCCCGAGACTAACGACGCAGAACTAAAGCTCGCTGCCATAATGGGAACGGCTATACACTCTGCCATCGAATCAGCTTTCGCTGGTGACAACTCAATACTACTTGAACAGACCGTTGAATATGGCGGAATGAAAGCCCACGTCGACGCATTCGTCCCGGACACAGGCGATGTAATCGACTGGAAAACAGTCAAGGCTAAGAACCTTGGCTACTTTCCAAGCCAACAGCAACGCTGGCAAGTACAGGTCTATGGCTACCTGATTGATAAGGCGGGGAAGGGGAAGCCCCGAACTGTTAACCTGGTAGCCATACCAAGAGATGGCGATGAAAGAGATATCAAGGTTCACTCAGAACCATACGATGAATCGGTAGCGCTTGAAGCCTTGAACTGGCTCGCTGCTATCAAAGAATCCAAAGAGGCACCAGCCCCTGAACGCGATGAATCATACTGCAAGTTCTATTGCAAGTTCTATGATGCAACAGGCGAGATGGGATGCGTTGGTCTAAAAAAAGGACTTACAAAGTCTGAACTACCAGAGATCGAGGATTCCGATGCAGACAAAAATGCGTTGGAGTATCTACAACTCGACAGCCAGATAAAGGAACTGACCGAACGAAAGGAAGCTATCAGAGATAGCCTTACTGGATTACTCGGCGTTACTAAGTCTGGCTTCGAGGTTAAATGGACACCGATACAAAGCAATACGGTGGACAAAGAGGCAGTAGAAAAAGAACTTGGCTATGTGCCAATGAAGCAAGGAAAAGAAAGCGCAAGGCTTTCTGTCAAACAAACTGGAGGAAAATAAATGGCTGCACCGGAGTCAACAAAGTTCCAGGTGAACTTCAAGTCACCAGATGGAACGCTAATCAATCTATATGCTGCAAACAAGGAGGAACTAGAAGCGTTGCTAACTGCAGCGCAAGACTTTTCCGCCCTCATTGCAAGCGTTAGCCAATCTTTCGGAGGCGCTACTTCGTCTGCGCCCGTTCGTTCTAGTTTCACACCAGCCCAACCAGTCTCAGCGGTAGTCGGTAATGGAAATACCTGCCGTCACGGAGAGATGGTTTATAGAGAAGGTGTAGGGGCCAAGGGTCCTTGGAAAGGTTATATGTGTGCCGCTCCGAAGGGGGCGACAGACAAGTGCCAAACCATCTGGGTCAAGTGATCCAATGCGAGAGCCACGTGAATACGAGGCTCCGCTATGCGCTCAAGTCGGAGGGGACTTATGGTTCCCAGACCAAGGTGGTGACACTACTAATGTCATTAGAGCTGTCAACATCTGTACTCGATGCAATCACAGACTTGAATGCGCCGAATGGGGTATTGCAAATGAACGATTCGGTATCTGGGGTGGACTTACTCCAGTACGAAGAGAGCAAATACGTCGCAAAAGAAAAATAAGATTACCGAGGGAGAGAAGTGCTTAGGCTCAGTCGGGCTTGGAGTAATACCAAAACTAGGGCAACTCCATTGCCTCAAGTTTGGACAGACTTAGATAGCAAACAGATTAAATTCCGGCGTGGTCAAGTGTGTATGGTTGCCGCTGCACCCAATGCTGGAAAGTCTATGTTTGCTCTGGTCTATGCGCTCCGCGCCAAAGTACCTACGCTTTTCTTCTCGGCAGATACTGATACTGCAACGGTGATGATACGTGTGGCATCAGCTCTCGCTGGACATTCACAAGTAACTGTTGAGAAAAACTTGGACACGAATCCAAGATATTACGACAGACACCTTGGCGATATGTCACATATCCAATGGTGCTTTGACTCATCACCATCACTCGACGACATCGAACTGGAAGTCAAGGCCTATGTGGAGCTTTTCGGTATAGCACCGGAACTAATAGTGATAGATAACTTGATGAACGTGGTAGCAGAACACGATAACGAATGGGCAGGACTGCGCCAGATAATGGTAGAACTGCACGATATGGCTAGGAAAACCGAAGCCTGCGTTATGGTTCTGCACCACGTCTCAGAGCAAGGTGAGTATGGAGATACCACTACGCCACCTCAACGCAGAGCAATTCACGGTAAGGTAAGTCAGCTTCCATCGCTGATACTTACTCTCGGTTATGAACCGTCAACCGGAACGCTTCGCATTGCTCCGGTGAAGAATCGCTTTGGTCCGATGTATGCCAATGCTAATGAACACGTTGCTTTATTTGTAGACTACTCAACCTGTCGCATTGAGAATGCTGATGCAATAGGTCGTATGGTTAGACACTCTAATCCGTTAGTGAGGTACTGATGAGTAGTTACAACAAGCAAAAGGGAACGAAGTTTGAGACTGATGTAGTCAATTTCCTCCGTAAACTTGGACACTTTGCAGAGCGATTAGCTCGCGCCGGGTCTAAAGATCAAGGGGACATCGTTGCCATAATCGCAGGTCAGACCTATATTTTGGAATGCAAGAACCGCAAGTCAATCAATCTTCCTCAGTTCTGGGCAGAAGCTCAGACTGAGGCAGCCAACTATGCGAAGGCTAGAGGTCTTTCCGTCGAGCCTCCGGCCTTCGTCATAGTAAAGCGTAAGCAACACGGAGCAGATAAGGCTTGGGTAGTACAACCGCTAGAGAAATGGATAGAACAAATGCCAGTACCACAAGGACAGATAACAACAAGTCAGATATTTGTACAACCTCAGCCGGAACCTCATCCGGCAGAGAATGTAGCAGAAGAGAAACCAAAGAAGCCTAGAAAGAAGAAAACAAATGGAAATAAAGCAAGTTGATGTACACAAGTTTGATAAAGATATATTAGAACTTATGGTTGACACTGGTCAACCAGAGGCCAATGCCTACAACTGGGGATTAGCACACGCATCTTTACTTCTACAAGGGGTAAGTCCTGTTGCAATAGTAAAGCAAAGAGTAAGGATAGGCAGTTGATCTGTCACGACTGTCAACTTGCTGGCAACTACAATGCCGATGGCAAGTTTACTTTTGCTGAGAAGTTTCACGAGAATTGTGAAGGAGATTGCACTTGTCTACACAAGACTGGTCCAGGGTGGTACGTAAAGGCAAACGCAAAGGCTCCGTTGATTCAAGTTCAATCCCCATAGGAGATGTTGTCAGGTTCTACGGCGGTGAGGTAAGAGAGGGTCGCAACGTATCAGTTCGTTGCTGTATCCACGAGGACCGCAGACGTAGCGCTGTGATAGATACCTACGGGAATCTGTACTTCTGTCACACTTGCGGTAAGGGTGGCAGTGCAATAGATATTATTATGGAGAAGGAAGGATTGGGATTCAAAGATGCAGTCGAGCGGGCAGACGAAATCCTTGCTGGAGTCGGCGCAACGATACGCAGCGAACCTAAGCGAAGAGGCAGAGCGTTACCTCGCAGGACGTGGGATATCTAAAGAAGTTGCCCAGCAGTTTTCACTTGGGACTATTGTAGAACCACACACAGGTCACGAGGCTCACGAGGGTTGGCTATCCATTCCTTACATCACAGCTCTTGGTTATTGTGTAGGTTTCAAGTTCCGCAGATTAGATGATGGCAAGCCTAAGTATGGCTCACCACTAGGTCAGAAGTCTCATCTCTACAATGTCGCAGACATAATGGTAGATAGCGGAAGGATCGTAGTTTGCGAAGGTGAACTAGATGCAGTAGTTCTATCTGGACTATGCAATATCCCAGCAGTTGGAGTACCAGGAGTGACGGCTTGGAAGCCACACTTTGCAAGGTTATTTACTGGTTATGACACAGTTTATATTGTTGGTGACAACGATGTTAAAGAAGATGGCAGTAATCCTGGAGCTGAGTTCGCTCGGCGTGTCGCAGGAGAGTTAACAAACGGACAAATAATACAATTACCACCAGGTATGGATATAAACGACTTGTACCTGGCGGAAGGTCCTGACAGTTTGAATCGTCTACTAGGAGGAGTGCAATGAATGAGCAAGAAAAAAGACCTGCAAGAGGCAGCCAGATTATTGATGGATATGGGGATGATAATAGTCTCGATAGATTACAAGGATGGGACGATAACCTGCAAGCCACAGCCAGTAAGGAAGTAAACGGTGAGTTTGTTGCCGACATCTGGCGAGTCCTTGACACAGCAGGAAATCTGCTCATCCGCAAGCATCACGATTACGGCCCGAAGAACATCGCTCATAGTCCAGGTGGCCCACTCAACGGACTTAGAGTGCGAATGTGGGACAAAGTGGCTCGCATCAATAACCTCCTTGATAGCAAAGTCTCTCCCAGTAACGAGTCACTCAGAGATTCCTTCATAGACCTGCTGAATTATTCTGCTATTGCAATTATGGTATTAGATAAGAAATGGCCTGAGCTTCCTAATGATTGATGATGAGGATGGCTACTTCGGGATTGAAACTCATCCCGCTGCACACGATATAGTCGCAAGTGTAGTTAAATCTATCTACAATAGATACCGCCAGTATGTAGAACGGGAAGACTTATTCCAGGAATGCTGGGCTTGGTACTACAACAGATCTGAACACTATAATAACTTATTCTCTGAGAAGGATACAATTCAAAGAACTATCAACGAGAAGCGTATCGCTTGGCAGATGCGTCGCAACGCAGAGCGCTATTGTCGCAAGGAGAAGGCTAAGAAGAGCGGTTATCAGATAGGCGATGAGTCCTTCTATGACACAGTATTGCTAGGTCAATTACTACCCCACGTCATTGCATCGGTAGTAGATGGCACAGTCTTGGAGCAAGCACAGAATCTAATCAACGATGGGCAACCGCGTAAGCCTAGCGCACCGGCTGAAGGTGGCAACCTACTTGCCCTTCTCATTGACATCAAGAAGGCCTATCTAAAACTAAATGTGATAGATAAAGATATTCTAATCAAGAGATACCACGAGAGCTTTACCTTGGAGCAGATGGCAGAGTATCTACATTGCGCTACTTCTACTGCCGATCGTAGATGCCGAGGTTCTATTCGCAGACTACAGAATCTTCTCGGTGGGGAAAGTCCTTATCAGTGAGACTCCTTGATATCTTTTGTGGAGCTGGTGGTGCTTCAATGGGTTATCATCAAGCAGGCTTTGAGGTTGAAGGCATTGACATCAAACACGGCAAACGATATCCATTTACTTATTACAAGTTAGATTTTAATGTTCTTGACCCTGAAGCCTTGATGGGTTATGACTTTATTCACGCCTCTCCGCCTTGTCAAACCTTCAGTATCACAAAGAATCTTCGTAACGCTCAAGGTAAAACAACTAGCAAGGTTGATTTATTAGAGCCTACTCGTAAACTACTACAGGCTTCAGGTGTCCCGTACATAATTGAGAATGTACCGGGCGCACCTCTTGTAGATCCTATTCAAGTATGTGGTTCATCCTTCGGGTTGAAGGTTAGAAGGCATAGGTTATTTGAATCCAATCTACCCTTGGTTGGTTCTACTTGTGACCATAAATCTCAAGGCAGACCAGTTGGTATTTATGGATCTATGCGCGATGAAATTCCAGGGGGAGGTCACACCGCCAAGTCTATGCAACAGGCTAATGAAGCAATGGGAATTAACTGGATGATATGGGGTGAATTGGTCGAGGCAATTCCACCTGCCTATACCGCCTATCTTGGTAGGCAAGTATTGGAGTTGCTATTTTGAAAGAACAACAGCTCTTTGATTACCTTAAAGGTACACACTTCCCCGACCTAGAGAAATCCGAAGGGGCTTATGATTCTTTCGACTGCACCACAATAGAGAAGAACCTATACATTGAACTCAAGTGTAGGCATACACATTACCCAGACCTGTTGATAGAAGAGATGAAGTATCGCCGGTTGATAAACCAAGCTGGCTTGCTCACTCCGTATTACATTAACTCCACACCCAAGGGTGTCTATGCTTTTGATTTAACTAGAGTACCTGAACCTGCTTGGGAAGAGAGGCGTATGCCAGCGACCACAGAGTTCTCTGATACCCGCAAGATTATGAAACTTGTTGGCTTCCTCCACCTAGATTATGCCTTTGCTCTATGATTATCTTTGACCTCTTCGCTGGTACTGGGTCTTCAACCAAAGCCTTCGAGGATGCTGGTCATACTGTCTATCGCTTTGAGTTAGATGATAGGTTCGAGGCTACTGAACACGCAGACATAATGAACCTGACTGCCGATTATCTACTATCAAAGTATGGCAGGCCTGATTTTGTATGGGCTTCGCCCCCTTGTACTGCCTTCTCTGTCGCTTCCATTGGACACCATTGGCAGGGTGGATACAGAGCTTATGAACCCAAGACTGAGTTCGCTAGATATAGCCAAGAGTTAGTGAAGCATACGATAAAGTTGATAAAGGAATTGAATCCAACTAAAGGTTGGTTAGTTGAGAACCCAAGAGGCGTTCTTCGTAAACTCCCTGTCGTTGCTAATCTTCCACGCAATACTGTGACCTACTGCCAGTATGGTGATAGTCGTATGAAACCTACCGACCTATGGGGTTGGGTTCCTAACTGGACTCCTCGCCCTATGTGTAAGAACGGAGAGCCTTGCCACACGCCAGCTCCAAGAGGAGCAAGAACCGGAACGCAAGGACTCAGAGGCGCAAAGGATAGATCAATGGTTCCCTACGAATTAGGTAAAGAGATACTAAATGCTTTATGAATACAAATGTCCGAACTGCTCAATAACCTCCTCCATTGAGCGTTCTATCCACGCCGAGGCTAGCACCCCCCTTTGTGCTGACTGCGGTGAACTGATGAATAGGGTCTGGACCTCTCCTCCTATCTCCTTCCGGGGTTCAGGCTTCTATTCAACAGATAAATAAATAAGGCCCCGGTTAGCACTCTTGGTCCGGGGCCTATCTATTGCTGGTCGAAAGGGATAAACAACCAGCAAACCTATCTTATCACTTACTCTCTTCCTCCTCAGTAATGTGAGTGTTTGCGCCAATGAGACCAAGCTCTACAAGGCGAGCCATAACGATGTTCAATGTAGCGCAGACCTCTAAGTATCTGGATTCGAGGGTCTCTATCTCGGAGTCCAAGGAGTTGAGGTATTCCAAAAGCACTTGACTTGGGGTTCTGGGCGAGGTGGTCGAATCTTGACTCGTATGTCCAAAGGAGTCGAAGACAGACCCACTCCTTCTCTCGCCATCCCCAACCAGCCTGAGCGTAGGCTTTTGCGATCCTTCTGTTCTCATTCTTCTCCTCCCAAGTCGCTATCTTCCTCGTCATCTCTGTTGGTTTGTTTGATGGAAGTTTCACTTCCTCCGTTGGGTGAGCTAGAACTACCCATAGAACTGATAGTCCTGCCACTAATATCAAGCCACGCTTTGCCCTGTGCCTCATCTTTCGCCCTCTCTTCCTCCAGAAATTCTCTGTATTGGTCGGGGTATAGTTGTCCTAAGCGGCGCAAGGCGCGGTCGCGTATGCGTCTATAGTTTCGGTAAGAGACCGCCTGATTAACGGCGGTCTTTACCCTTCTATCGGTCTCCTTCATTTATCCTTTCTTCCAAACATAGCATCCCATAAGCAAGCAAGGATATCAGTATCACAGCCAGGAATAGACTCATTTTCTATCCTTCTCATCCATAATCGTAGCCAGCACTAACTTAGTGACCTCGATTTTATCGGTGACTAGGCGTGGCTCTTCGGGGTCTTGCTCATCCCATACAGATACAAAGAGCTTATTATCTAGCCCTCTTCTAAACCATTCGATAGCCTGAAGAGCGCTTTCTCCTCCCCATACACTATCGCCTCGGTAGTCCACGACTTCCCAGAAATTGACCGCTTTCATTTCTCCTCCTCGTTCTTACAAGTTTGGCAACCTTCATCCTTTAGATAGTAGTCGTAGTGCTCAGGACACCAGTCTTGGTCATAGTGACTCATTACTCCCCCTCTGCCTCTTCTACCGGAACCCAAGTGGCTCCGAGTGCGGTTTTCATATAGACCAAGTTTCGTTTCATCTTCGCCCTCTCTCCCACTCTTGGCTCTAGCGCCTTGAGTATGAGTTCGATCTGTTCTTCCTCTGTATACTGCTTAGGCATTTACTTCCTCCATTTTCTCTATTTCCACCCAATTAAGTTCCTCCCCTTGATAGGAGAGTTCTAGTAACTCACTCCAATTCCACTTGTTAGGGTTGAGTTCTGTTGTTATCTCTAGCGTTACTTTATACTTAGTCATTGGCTTCCCCTTCCTCTTGCTCTCTCTTGATGTCGTTTACTGTTCTTTGAGGTGCCTTTCTATCGTCCTCGCATAACTCGCCGTGCTTAACTAATAGCTCGCCGTAATGGTCGCCACATACTCCACATCTAGGCATTGGCTCCCTCCTCTATGCACCGGAAGCAGACCTCTATCTGCCTCCTATTCCTCTTGATACTTACAGTTTGCACTCCATAATCGGAGCATAGGTCACACATTAGGAACCTCCTCTACTCCCCAGCTCTCGTCTATTAAGTAGTTATATTCCTGTTCTGAGTTGATTAGATCGAGCGCCTCCTCTTTGGTAGGCGCCTCCACCTCGTAGAACTTCTCTACACTGAAACGATACTTAGGCATTGGCTATCCTCTCATTAGCGTAGGTATCCATAGTCACCAGTTCGCTCTCCTCCCATTGGTATAGACCGCCGGTGCGCCGGATTAAATCGCACTCAATACATATATCGAACCCGCTCTCCTCCCAATTAGTATGGTAGTTATGCTCTTTCTCGTTGTGCATTGCCAGATATAGATACATTAGTTTTCCTTTCCCATATAGTTTCCCAATTCCCTTCTCGTTGCACTTCAAGCCGGATTAAGGGCTTGTGATATTGCAACAATTCCCACCAGCGCATAGAGGTTTTGGTGTATCTCACTCCTGGATAATTCCGGTTCTTTAGGTAGGCGTAGCCGGTCTTAGGCTTATCCTTACCAAAGGTGACTCGTATTTTCTCTCCGTCTTGCACTTGTTCAAGAGCTACTCCCCACCCGTAGATCGCTTCTCTGTAGGCGTTAGAGTCTCCGTCAATGCTAAACATTAGCGCCCTCTCTCTCCTCGCAATTATGACCATATACGCCACACACTAGGCAGATGTTGCCAGCATCTACCCAGCAATAATTAGCGCCCTCTATATCTTGAAACATATTTTCCAGCTCGTAATCTTCTGAGCAGGTCTTACAGGTAGCGAGACTCATTTATCTTCCCCTATTTTCGTAAGTAGTTTAAGAATTGCTAGGGCTATTCCGGCATAGACTAAGACCTGAAGGAGTCCGTCCTGCCACTCTAGGCTAATGTCGAATATGCTCATTACTCGCCTCTCATCATCTCTACTTGAAAGCGGGCATACTCCCAAAGAGGAGACTCTTCATCTAGCGTAATGGTTGCGGTGTCGAACCAGTCGGAAAAGCGATAGAGCATAGATTCGATTTCTCCCGCGTTAGTAGTCACCTCGATATAGTCGGCAGGGCCTCCCCACGATAGGCAGATAGTGAAGACCTCGCGCCGGTCAATAGATAGAGCGGGGTCATCCTGTATCCAGTCGGAATCGGGATTAGAGATGAGAGCGCGAATCTCCTCTTCTCTTTCCTTTAACTGTTGGTCTATGCGCTGAGCGCAAGTCTCTTGCTTAGTTATCATTTTCTTTCCCTTTCGTTAGTAGAGTTTCTAGAATTTCTAGAACCTCCCCTCCCTCTATGGTATAGGCACCCATAGAGGAAAGGCAAGCACTAGAAGGAGAAATCCTTCTCAACCTCTCCCGATATTTGGTCGCAAGTAGTCTGCACCGCAACATCGAGGGAGGAGGTCAAGTTTTCTATCTCCTCCGCCGTCCAGCCTTCAAGCGACTTGGTGAGGACTTGGCAGTGCCAAGCGGTCTCCTCCTCTTCCTGGCTGATCTTTTTCAAGAGTTCAACCGCTGACTCGTGGAAGGCTCTCTCTCCCTCCTCTCCCTCGTGTCTGCACTCTCCGGCGTTATGCTCGTGCCATTCCAAAAGCTCTTGAAGGGTCACGCTCTCACCTCTTTCTCGTTTACGCGGTGGATTCTGTATTGACCGCCGGTCCAGATAGTCCAAGTCACCGCGAAATCCTCCGCCTCTTGCTTGGTTGCGAACTCGTAAGGCATAACACCTTTTCCGCGAATTTCTACCTTGTAAATCATCTTCATTAGTTAGTTTCCCTTTCTTAGTGGCTCGCGGTGGTGCTTACGGCAAGAGATAGAGAAATCCCCGCCCTCCCATAATTCAAATCTTGTGGCGTAGCGGTTGCAAGAATCCTCAACAACATCGCCAAGGAATGAACATTTTCCT